ATGCCCCGCTACGGGAGGCTGACCGCCTCCGCATAACCGGAGGCGTCATGGCAATTTCGCTCGACATCAGCGCACCCGGCGCAATCCCCGATCTCGCCACGCTCAAGACGACGGTCAACGACTGGCTCGACCGAGATGATCTGAACGACAAGGTTCCGGTCTTCATCCAGATGGCCGAAGCGATGTTCAACCGCGAGCTGCGCACGCTGGAAATGGAAGCTACCACCATCGGCGAGGCGACCAGCGAAGACACGACGCTGCCCGAAGACTATCTCGCAATGCGGGCGATCTACGAGGAAGGTTCACCCGACCGCCCGTTGAAGGCCATTTCACCAACTGCGATCCGTCAGAGCTATGACGGCACGACGGGAACGCCGGTTGCATATACCCTGATCTCGGACGCGATCCGGCTGGTTCCACCGCCGTCCGGCACGATCCTCCTGACGATGGACTACTGGGCGCGGATCGAGCCTCTGTCGGTTTATTCGCCGTCCAATTGGCTCTTACAAAAGCATCCCGACGCCTACCTTTACGCCACGCTGTTCCATGCCGAATGCCACCTCGATAATGCTGTCAGGGCGGCGCAGTGGAAGGCGCTGCTCGACAATGTGATGCAGCGGATCAACAAGACCTCGCGCAACGACCGGTTCGGCGCGGGTCCGCTGGTCCCTTCGATGGTTACGCAGGTCGGCGGACGCGCCAAGTGCTGAAGGAAATCCCGTTCGGCAAGTTCACGCCGGACGCCGCTCCGTCACATTCCAACGCGCTCACCGAAGCGAAGAACGTGCTTCCGATCACCAACGGCTATGCTCCGGTGGGCTCGTTCCAGGCGGTCACGTCATCGCTTGGGGGCGCATTCGTCGGGGGCGGCGCGTTCATCGGTTCGGACGGCAATTCGACGCTGCTTTCCGCCACGTCTGTCAAGCTCCGCAAATACAGCGGCGCATGGTCGGATATCGCGTCGGTCGTCACGTCTGGCCGGTGGCATCTGGCGCAGTTCGGCGACAATGTTGTCTATGCCAACGGGGGGCAACTGGGCCGGTATGAGCTGATCGCGGGCACGGCTTCGGATTTAACCGACGCGCCGGCCAATGCGATCGATGTCTGCACGGTCAAGGACTTCGTCATGTGCCTCACCGCCGATTCACAGGCGGTATGGTCGGCGTTCAACGATTGCACAGGATGGACGGCAGGCGAGAACCAGTCTGACTTCCAGCCTCTTCTGGACGGAGGGACAGGCGTCAGGATCGTCGGCGGCGAATATGCGATCATCCTGCAAAAGAACACCATCCGCCGGGTGTCCTACGTTGGCCCGCCGGTCATTTTCCAGTTCGATGTCATCTCGCCCGAGGTCGGGTGCATGGCGGCGGGATCGGTGGCGAACGTCGGTAGGCTGATCTTCTTCATCTCCGAGCGCGGGTTCGAGATGTGCGACGGGGAGACGGTTACTCCGATTGGGGATGAGAAGGTCAACCGCTGGTTCTTCTCGCGCCATTCGCGCGAGGACATTGCCAATGTCTGGGCCGCGGTCTCGCCAAGGCGCTCCGAGGTCTATTGGGCCATGCCTGGCACGCCGGGGCGGGTCGTGGTTTACAACTGGGTCTTGCAGCGCTGGTCAACGATTGAAACCGATGTGACAGGACTGCTTACCGGGCGCACGTCGAACGTGTCGATTGACTCGCTGGATGCAATTTACCCGTCCGGGCTGGATTCGATCCCGATCAGCCTGGACGATCCTTCGCTGGCGGGCGGAAACCCGCTTCTGCTGGTGGTGGATGGAAGCAACCAGCTCGGGTCTTTGTCGGGCACGCCGATGCAGGCAAGCGGGGTGCAGAAGAACATCGAACTGACGCCCGGACGGCGGTCGAGGCTGCGGTCGGTGCGGATGGTGACGGACGCCACGAGCGCTTCGGTCTCAATCAATGCCAAACTCAACGCCGGGGACGGTGAGAGCCTTGTTTCGACGGGTTCTATGCGCAGCAACGGGAAGATGCCCCTGAGGGCAAATGGGCGGTATTTCGACAACCAGTGGTCGATCCCCGCGGGAACCAGGTGGTCTTACGTCCAGGGCTGTGAATACGAGTTCGAGGCGGGGGATATGCGGTAATGGGCGCAGCTTTCAGCTTTGACGGCCGAGCCGAGGCATACTCACTTTGTCTCGCATCGAGCAGAGCGCGCCTACCGCGCGATGCGTCTAGCGCCCAGCGTGTCGCTAGCACGAAAGGGGTTTGATGTCCAACCTCTACCCCAACGTCCCGACGTTCCAGACCAACGACATCTTCACCCGGTTCGGGAACGCCATCAATTACCTGCTGAACCGCGCCAACGACGACACGTTCGGCGCGGCGCAGTTCATCCCGCTTGTCAGTGGCGCAGAGCCACCCGTCCTCATCAGCGACGGTGCCGGAAGCCTCATCATGGTCGCCTGGAACCCGTAAATGACAGACTCAACGCTGAACCGTTTTCTCGCTTCGGGAACGAACGCGGAGAGACTGGCCTTTACGCCCAATCCGCCGACGCCCGCATCTGGACCGAGCCAGAGCTACTTGTGGCACGAGGAGGACACCGGCAACACCTATTGCTGGAACGCCAGCAGTTCGACGTTTATCAAAGTCAACAACGCGCCGACCTCGACGACCCCGAACGCGGTCACGTTCAACAATTCCGGTTCGGGAGCCGCATCGGGGACGGAGTTCGACGGCTCGGCAGCGCAGACGATCTCCTATAACACCCTCGGCGCGCAGCCTTCGGATGCGACGCTCACGGCACTGTCGGCGGTGGCATGGTCGGCGGGAACGCAAGTCCTCACCCTCACCGCTGCGGACACGTTCGCGCTCAAGACCGTAGGCATCGCGGCGGGGAACATCCTCGACAAGACCGCTGGCGACACGCTCTATCAGCCGGTTGGATCGTATCAGCCTTCCGACGCGACGCTGACCGCACTTGCCGGACTGGCGTGGAGCGCGGGAACGCAGGTTCCGGTGTTCACCGCGGCCGACACGGTGAGCTTCAAGACGGTCGGTTCTTCCACCGGCAACATTCTCGACAAGGCGGCGGGGGATAGCCTCTATCAACCGCTGGACGCCGACCTGACCGCGATTGCGGCACTGTCTGGCACGAACACGATCTATTACCGTTCGGCGGCGAATACCTGGTCATCAGTCACCATCGGTTCGGGGCTGACGTTTTCCGCCGGAACACTGGCAGCAAGCGCAGCGTCCATCACCGCCAAGGAAGAGGGAACAACCCTCACTTCTTCTCTGGCTTCGATCAACTGGGTCGGTGCCGGGGTTACGGCGACCACGAGCACCAACGATGTGACGGTAACGCTGAACGAAGCCACCGCCGCACAGGTCAGGGCGGGAACCTCCGGCAAGCTGGTTCTGGCCGACGTTCTCCAGTCCGCAATGGCAGTGCAGACGCTCACCGATGCGGCGACGGTCTCGTGGGATATGTCCACGGCGATCAATGCCAAGGTGACGCTCGGCGGCAACCGGACGCTGGCGGTCAGCAATCCGAAGGAGGGCGCGACTTATTCGCTCGGCGTCATTCAGGACGGCACCGGATCGCGGACGATGACATGGCCGTCGTCATTCGACTGGGGCACGACCGGAGCGCCGACGCTCACCACCACGGCGAGCAAGCGCGACCGGATCACGGTGTTCTGCACCGATGCTTCAACGCCCAAGTTCGATGCGTTCCTGTCCGGCAAGGGCTTTGGCTGATGCTGCCGTTTACGAATGCGATGCTGATGATTGGGTCGGCGTCGGCAGCACCAGCCTTCGTCCCCACCGACCTCGGGAGCAAGTTGCTCGCGTGGTGGGACGTGTCTGACAATTCCACGATTGCATTAGTCAGTGGCGGGACATTCACGCCCGGAACCGGCGTTCAAGGCATCTCGGACAAGAGCGGCAACGCACACAACTTCGTCCAACCAACAGGATCGTTTAAGCCGACGTATCAAATCGACGGCAGCGGGCATCCCTACCTTTTGTTTGACGGCGTGAACGATGCCATGAGTGCCTCAATTACTCTCACTTTGCCATACGACATCATTTTCGCGATTCAGCAGGTTTCGTGGACGGCCGGGGACTGCATCTGCGGATTCAGCGCGACAGCGATCGGGGCTCTTGCCCAGCAGCCAAGTTCACCGTCTCTGCGCCTGACGGATGCATCTAGCGCGCCGGCAAACCTGGACAATAGCGGACTTTCAATCGGCTCCAACGGGGTGGTCACGGCGCGTCATATTGCCGGCGCTTCAAAGCTTGCAGTCAACAACGGCGCATATGCGACCGCGAACGCCGGAAGCTCGAACCCTCCGAACAGCAGCTTCATCATCGGCGGCATCAGCATTACTGGGGCGAGCGCTTCAAACATCCGATTCTACGGCGGCGTGATTTTGGACGGCACGCCAACAACGACCGAAATCGCGAACTTGCAGACGTATCTCGGGGCGAAGTGCGGACTGACGCTCTAAAGCGACCATAGACGCCGAACGCCGTAAGCGATCTCGTCTGCGGCCCTGTGCATTTTTCGCGCCAGCTTGGGATCGATGTCCGCCATGAGCTTTGCGGCGTTGCGCAGCGCGGTTCGGGCTTCGTTTCCTGCCTTGATTGCGGCATCCACGTTGCTGTCGCGGACTGGCACGTAGGTGGCATTCAGCTTGCCGAAGAGTTCCCGAATGCTCAATGGCCGGCAAGCCAACCGGCGAACGACAGGATCACCGCGAGACATACCCCGCCAACAATCGCCGCGTCGCGCCACTCTCGGGACATGCGGGGAGAATAACCCGGATTTACCACCGACGCAAAGCGGGAGTGCCGATGCAAATCCGCGCCATTCCCGATCCGACACAATGGGGGCTGTGGGATGAAGCGAAGGCGCTGCTCGAACCGGCGCGAGCAAGGGGTGACTTCACGGACGTAATCGAGCCCGATGAGGCACTGTTCGCGGTCGAGGACGGAGACGAACTGCTTGCCGCAGCAACCGCATGGCTTGGCACGGACAACGCCACGGGCGTCCGATTTTGTGAGGTGAAGCTGATTGGCGGACGGGATCACCGCCGCTGGTTGAGGGCATTGGACGAAGCAATTGGGGAGCGGGCTGCGGCGGCGGGAGCCGCGCACATGCTCGCCATTGGGCGGCGCGGATGGATGCGGAGCATCGAGCGCCTGGGGTGGGTGAAGCACGGCGAGACCGAAGACATGTGGGTCTTCACTCGCGCATTGGTGTGACAAGCATTTTGGCGAAGGGACAGGCTGGGGCCTGACGCGCGGAGGTTCAGATCAGGAAGAAGTCAACCAAAACGACGAGCACGAGCGAGCCGCCGAGCTGGGCAGTCGGCCCGCTCAGCAAGGGCATGAACGATATCGTCAGCACCGTTCAGGGCAATGCGGGCAACCTCAAGAACCTCGAAACCGGCCTGACGGGCGTTCTCCCCGGCCTTACCTCGGCCGCGACCGACACAAGCATGTTGCAGCCCGGAACCGGCTATCTCAACGACGTTCTCGGCGGCAAGTATCTCGGGCAGGCGAACCCCTACATGCAGGGGATGATCGACCAGACCGCGAACGATGTCGGCGGCCGGGTCAATTCGACCTTCTCACAGGCCGGACGGACGGGTGGCGGTGCGAACCAGTATCAGCTCAGCAAGGGCCTTGCCGACGCAGAGAACGGCCTTCGCTACCAGGACTATTCCAATGAGCGCAACGCCATGACGCAGGCGGCGGGGATGCTGCCGTCCTACAATGCGTCGCGCTTCTCAGGTTATCAGCCGTTGCTGGGCGCTTACCAGTTGGCGGGACAGTTTCCCTACTATGGAACGAACGCGCTGGGGAACCTCGGCGGCATGGCGGGCAGCTTCGGCAAGCAGACTTCAACCCAGCCCGGCGGGTGGGGAAGCGATCTCCTCAATGCCGGCGTGTCCATTCTTCCGTTCGTTCTGTGAGGCGCTAGATGACGTTGCTTCCGATGCAAGGGCCGCTGACTGATCCGGATACCATGCCGCAGATCGGCGCACTGGCGAACAATATGCCGACCCTCAAGGGCGGCGGGATGTTCGGAGGAAAACTGGGCGCAAACCCCGCAATCATGGCCGCTGTGGCTGGCTTCCTCTCTCGCCGCAATCCACAATTGTCATCATCCATGATGCAAATGCTGATGGATCGGCAGCGGCAAGCGCAGGAAGAGGCGCAATACCAGCGCAAGCGTCAAGACGACTTCACCGACTTCAAGCAGGAATACGATTACAAGCTGGCGCATCCGACGGCGAGTGATTCGGAGTTCGAGCGCGCCGCCGTTGCTGGCGGGTATCAACCTGGAACACCGCAATACGCCGAGCTGATGCGCCGCAAGGCGGAAGCAATGGCGAACCCGGTCGTAATGACGCCATACGGGCCGATGCCATATTCGGCTGTGGCTGGCGCTCAGAACATGCCGCAGATCGGCGCAGTGCTGGACGATCCCCGCAGGCAGGGAGGTGCTGGCGGCAACGTCAGCGGCAACTTTCCTTACTAACAATCCCGGCGCGTTGCGCGTTCCGGGTTCGATGCAGTTCCAGCGGTTCGATTCGCCGCAACAAGGCATACAGACGCAGGAAGCCTTGCTCGGTCGTTACCTCAAGCGCGGGCTGAACAACGTGTCGAGCATCGTCGAAACCTACGCTCCCCGCAAGTCGCGAGGCGGCGACAACAGCGATGCGTCGGTCAACAATTACATCGGTTATGTCGCGAAGCGGATGGGGGTTAGTCCTACCTCAACGCTGGACGCCGGAATGATCGGGCCTCTCGGAGCCGCAATGCGCGAGTTCGAGACGGGCAGAAGGGGTTATTGATGGGCCAGTTCACTCAGAATGGCGTGATTTACGAGGAACTGCCGGGCGGCAAGGTGCGCGTGGTTGGCTATGCCAATCCAGCCCAGTCCCCCCTCACCGATCCGCGCCTTGCGCCCCAAGTGCAGAAGGCGCAGAACGAAGCGACCGCATCGCAATATGCACCACAGACCGCGCAGGCCGACGCGCAGATCAAGGCCGCCGAAGCGGCGAATGCGCTGGATGTCGCACGCGCCAATCGCGACAAGGCCATTGCCGAGGCCAAGACTGCCGAGCTCAATTCTCGCGGCGGCCCAAAAATCGACGCTGCCACCCGCGCCAAGGCGCTCGAAGGCTATCGCTTTGCCGAGCAGCTTCAGCAGAATGTGGATGAACTGCGCCAGCTTTACACGGTTGGTCCGGGCTCGACCCAGGGCATCCGCGGCCTTCAGGATTATCTGCCCTACACGGCCAATAAGAACTTCGACACGAAGGCCAATGCGTCGCGCGGAATCGTTGGCCAGACGCTCGGCTTTACCGGCGGTCAGCTCAATACCGAACGCGAAGCGGAAAAGGCCGTTGGTCCGTATCTGCCGCAGTCGAATGACCGCGACGCGACAATCGAACAGAAAATCCAGACGCTCCAGGAGCTGGCCGACAACGGACGCGCCAAGGCTATCCAGATTCTCGGCGGCGTTCCCGACGCGAACGGCAATGTCACGCCGGTTCCGCCGCAGCAGGCTCCGCAAGATCAAGGACCGGAACCCGATCTCCAGCTGAACGGCGGCGCAAAAACCCGTGCTCAGATCGATCCGATGCTCAAGGCGGTCGGCCAGAAGGTCGGACGGATGCTCGTATCCGGCGTTCCCGATGCGCAGATCAAGAACTATCTGGCGCAGAGCGGCATCGATCCGGCGGGCACCAGCATCGACCAGGCGCTGAAAACGCGCGCCATGCCCGAGTTCAAGCGGTGGATGCGCGCTCATCCGGGCCAAGGCTATCCGCTTGGGCCGGAGTTCTACACCAGGCAAGTTCCTGTGTCGGATGCTCGGCGCTTGTTCAACGCGACTGCTGCAACTGACACAGGTGGAGATGTCGCAGCTGGTATCGTTGCGGCTGGTAACTCCATGCTCGGCGACCGTGGCGCTTCGCTCATCGGTTCGATCAATGGCGATCCGCAAATGGCGCAGACGGGCATGGCCCTGCTCCGCGCCCAGCATCCGGGATCGTCTTTTGTCGGCGATGTCGCCGGTCAGGCGCTGCTGGAAGCGGGATTGGGCCGCATTCCCGGCGCGCAGAGCCTGTTGGCAACCAAGTTGGGCCGGCCTGGTGCAGACGCGCTTTACGGAGCCTATTATGGCTCGGGTGACAGCAGCAACGGCGACCCGCTGACCGGCGGCGTGACTGGCGCTCTTACCAACATGGGCGGCGGAATGTTCGGGCGTTCGCTTCAG